TGATCGAGCGGGACAAGCTGTTCGTCAAGGCATTGATCGCGTTCCGGTTCAATGCTACGCAGGCTGCCATAGCCGTTGGCGTCGCTCCTGTGTCAGCCAGCACCGAGGGGCACAAGCTTTCAAGGAAGGCTGAGGTACAGGAACTTCTTGCTGTCGAGATCGACGCCCTGGCAGCACGGCACGATCTCACCATAGACAGCGTGGTGATGGAGCTGAAGAAGATCGGCTTCAGCAACATCGAGGATTATACCAGGCTGGGCGAGAACGGCCTCAGGTTCATCGACTTCAGTGGAAGCACGCGCGACCAGCTGGCGGCCGTCGAGAGCTTCACGATCAAGGAGACCGTACTCCAGACGACCGATACGTCTGACGAGGATGGCGAGCTTATAGGCCGAGAACGCACGGTCAAGCGCGAGATGAAGCTTGCGCTCCACGACAAGAAGGGCGCGCTCGTGACGCTGCTGGAGTACCTCACGACGGGCAAGGCCGCGGCCGAGAGCAGCGGGATGCCGATCACGAACAACTTCAACCTCACGCAGGTGAACGTGACGCAAGCTGACGCGATCAACGAGTATACGAAGATGATCCGAGGGGAAGGTTGAAGCAGACGTGGGCGAGATCGCCGTGCTTCCTACCCCCCTGTACCAGGGCTTCGACTTCAAGGAGCCCGACTATATCGAGATCATCCGCGAGCGCTGTCGCAGGCTCAAGGACATACGTGACGGGAAGGTTGACCTCGTAAAGCTGAAGCTCTTCTACAAAGAGCATATACCGCAGTTCATAGAAGACTGGGGTATGACGTTTGATCCTCGGAACGTGCCTAAGGGCTTGCCGACGCTCGTGCCGTTCGTGCTCTACAAACGACAGCATGAGTGGATGGAATGGCGGCTCGATCTCTTTCGTAGGCAGAAGGACGGCATCACAGAGAAGAGCCGTGAGACAGGCGTTAGCTGGATGAGCGTGACCTGTGACGTAGCGCTTGCCATATTCAATGAGGGTTTCGTGGCGGGCTACGGCTCGCGCACCGAAGATGAGGTCGATGCGGCCTCCGATCCTGACTCGCTCTTCTGGAAAGCGCGCGAGTTCATTATGAACCTGCCGCCGGAGTTTAGAGCAGGGTGGAGCAGGCGTGGCGATGCTCATCTCCGTATCAGCTTCCCGCAGACGGGCTCCACGATCAAAGGCGACGCGGGCAAGAACATCGGGCGAGGTGGCAGGGCCTCGGTCTACACGGTAGATGAGTCGGCCTACGTCGAAAACCCGGAAGCCGTAGACGCGGCGCTCTCGCAAACGACCAACTGTCGCCAGGACATATCTTCGGTCAACGGCATGGCGAACAGCTTCGCGCAGCGCCGTCACTCGGGCAAGATCGAGGTCTTCACGTTCCACTGGCGCGACGATCCGCGCAAAGACGAAGAGTGGTACAAGGAGCAGAACGAGCGCCTGACGCCGCTGATTGTGGCCCAGGAGATCGATATCAACTACATGGCGTCAGCGCAGGGTGTGCTGATACCAGGTGATTGGGTGCAGGCCTCGGTTGACGCCGACAAGGCGCTGGGCTTCGGCGCTACGGGCATCAAACGCGCAGGCCTCGATGTAGCGGACCAGGGCGTCGACAAGTGTGCGCTGATAGGGCGCCGCGGTGTCGTGATGGAGTTCGCCGAGCAATGGAGCGGTCAGGGCTCCGACGTGTTTGCTTCGACTGCCAAGGCGATTGCCATATGCGATGAGCGCGGGTACGTGGAGTTCGACTACGATGGCAATGGCGTCGGCGCCGATGTTCGTGGTGCCGTACGTGTGTTGAACGAGGCGAGAGGAGCAGTACGCCAGTTCCGGGCGTATATCTTCAACCATCAGGAAATCATCGAGCCTGACAAGCTCTACGTCGAGAAGAAGACCAACGCGGATATGTTCGCGAACCACAAGGCGCAGGCTTATTGGGAGCTGCGTACGCGGTTTATGAAGACGTATCGCATGGTCAAGGGCGAGGCGAAGTATAGCTTCGACGAGCTGATCGTCATTCGCAAGGACATGCCCAACCGCGAGCGTCTACTGATTGAGCTGTCGCAGCCGACCTACGAGCTGAACAACGCGGGCAAGGTCGTCGTCGACAAGGACCCGGATGGCTCGTCGTCGCCCAACCTCGCGGATGCTACGATGATCTGCTATGCGAGGCGCCGCAGGATCATAGCGCCTGACGCCGCGGCTGTGGAGCGCAGCCGCATGCCGCTCGCTGCGAGGCGACGGAAGATGTTCGAGCGCAGGAGCAGGGAGCCTGCATGAGCTGGGAGGCTCGCATGGATGAGATGGACTGGCCCGCAGGTATATACGGGCACGCGTGCTCAGCCTTTCGCGAGGTAGCCATGCGTAACCAGGAGAGCAACTTCAGAGGCGGAAGCGCCGTGATCGTCGACCTTGGTGTCGAGTTCGAGGTGCTGGATCGTCTTCCGAAGATGGTGCGGCGCGTGCTCAACTTCCAGCTAGAGCACATCTCCGCTGCCAATGCTGTGAAGGTTGTCATCGAGGCGGGCTGTCCACTTAGTGTGTGGGCGCCGTGGCTCGGACGCGAGGTACCAGTGCTAGGCCGCGGCCTGTCGCCGACGCCCGCGGAGTACGCAGGCAACAAGCACGGCTGGGATAAGAAGGGTATCAGACCCGGCGATGCGAGACAGTGGGCCGGGAGACTGAAGCGCCATGCGGCGCTGTTCCAGGACGTGACGCCGTGGCGACGTGACGATTGGCCTGTACGCTTCGGTATCAAGAGAGCGAGGCGTTCACGCATGGAACAGGCCGCCTAGAGTGTCGCTGCCCAAGCGCAAGCTGAAGAAAGAGGCTACCCGGTCGGAGGAGTGGCAGAAGGCCGAGAGGCTGCGCCGCCGCGAGGCCAAGCGTAAGCGTCAGCGCCGCGCCATGGAAGATTTCGAGCGGCAGCCCGAGCCCTGGGTGCGCGTGAGCCAGAATGCGATGCTGCGGTCACGCATCCGCAGAAGCCAGGATATAGTCAACCCGTTTATCATGCAGCGGGTGCCGCCAGGTGTACTGCCGAGAGGCAAGACGCCCGAGCGCATCGCGATGGACAACGGCAACGAGATACAGGTCAACGCGTGGGCGGCGCAGCAGGTCTATAACGGCGCGTTTTTCAACGGCATCGGCTTCATGGGCTACACGCTGTTGTCGGAGATGGCGCAGCGGCCCGAGTACAGGCGTATATCCGAGGTCCTCGCCGTCGAGATGACGCGCAAGTGGATCAAGCTCAGGACGACGAGCACGGATGAGTCGACGCAAAAGGCCAAGGCGGAGTCGATCAAGCAACTTGACGATGAGCTGAACAGGCTAGATGTGCGCGGCGCCTTCAGGGCCTCGGCCGAGGGAGATGGCTTCTTCGGCCGCATGCACATTTATCTCGATACGGGCGACACGGATGAGCGCAGGGAGCTGTTGACTTCGATCGGAGATGGATCGGAGCGCGATCCGAACAGTGATGCCAAGCTTGAGAAGGGCTGCCTGAAGGCTGTGAAGCCGGTAGAGCCTGTATGGACGTACCCGGCAAAGTATAACGCATACGACCCGCTCAAGCCTGACTGGTACAATCCTACGACGTGGTTTGTGCAGGGCAAGGAGCTGCACGCTACGCGCCTGCTGACGTTCGTCGGCCGCCACGTGCCTGACATGTTGAAGCCGGTCTATCAATTCGGCGGGCTGTCGCTGACGCAGATGGCCAAGCCCTACGTCGACAACTGGCTGCGCACGCGGCAGGCCGTCGCCGACCTGATATGGACCTTCAGCGTGATGGTATTGAAGACGAACATGGAGGGTATCGAGCAGCAAGGCGGCTCGGCCTTCTACGATCGCCTGGAGATGTTCGCCAACCTGCGCACCAACCAGGGCGTGATGGCGATCGATAAGAGCGAAGAAGAGCTTGAGAACGTCTCGGCGCCGCTGGGCGGCCTGCATGAGCTTCAATCGCAGGCGCAAGAGCAGATGTGCTCGATCACGGGTACGCCGGTCGTCAAGCTGCTGGGCGTGCAGCCTGCGGGCATGAACGCGTCGAGCGAAGGTGAGCTTACTACGTGGTACGATTGGGTCGCCGCGTTTCAGGAAAAGCTGTTCCGCCGCCACCTGACCACGGTCATCAACGTCACGATGCGCAGCCTGTGGGGCAAGGTCGACCCGGACATCACGTTCGACTTCGAGCCGCTCGAAGAGATGACCGAGAAGGAGCAGGCCGAGGTCGACAAGCAGAAGATGGATACGGATGTGGCGGGTGTAGGCGCTGGCATACTTGACCCGACCGAGGCGCGCGCCCGCATCGCCGCTGACCCACGGCAGCCCTATGGCGAGATCGACTCGGCCGATGTTCCAGAAGCACCGGGCATGGAAGATGCCATGGGAGGCATCGGCGAAGGAGACCTTGACGAGGAGGGACAGCAGCCAGAGGGCGCTGGCGAGGGTCAGGAGAAGCCCGGTGGAAAGCTGGGCTCTCTGCTGGGCCAGCTCTCCAATCGTGAACCTGGAGTTCGGGAGGGGCGCGGAGAGCGTGATCGCGAGCCTGCCGAGCGGGACGACCGTACGAGGTCCCGTGAGGGACGCGACGGTCGTCAGAGGTCCAGAGGTTCTAGGCAAAGGGCTGGGAGGTCCTGGGAGAAGGTAGATGCTTGATGATGCAGTAGAGCCATCGCTCTCGGGCTTGAAGGGCTTCGCGGGCGAGGAGAAGGCCATGGCACTGGCTGCGCCTGCCTTGTACGTGAACGGTATTGCGTGCTGGCAGACGGCCGCCGGCCTCAGGATCGCGTTCTTTGAGGGCACGTTCGACGTGGAGAGGCCGGCACCTCGTGGCGGCATCCTGGTGGACGCACAGACGGCGCTGGCGCTGCACGAGATGCTGGGCAAGTACCTCAGTGCGGGCAAGGTGGGCAGCTGATGAACCGCAACGAGGCACCTTACCCCGACGCGCTGGCGTCGCTGGTGTCGCGGACGATGTACCGGCCGGGCTGGTGCGTGACCCTTGAGGATGTGGACCGCGGGCAGGGCTCGAAGGGTCTCACGCTGGTCGTGCTCACGCGGGGGTATAACAGCTATAACCTTGACGACGGCGAGACCTACAGAGTAAGGCACTATATGCCCGTGCCGCCCGCCGCGTACAACGAGCAATCATGGCGGCGCTGGCTCTTCAATCAGCTGATGCTAGTCGAGGTCCACGAGTGCTGCGAGTTCTTCAGGATCGACGGGCAGCGGCCCTACGCGCCGCACCATGGCCCCGGCAACTACCC